ACGCTTCTTCTTGGTGAATTAGAAGCAAAAAAGTAACAGAGGACGGTATCTGGCGGACTTCATGCGCTGGAGGGTTTATGGTGAGCCACAAAACCATACTTTACAAAAAAGAGACCTTTTGCTTTACATTTTATAATTTAATGAGGGCTTTTGCCCCTGATTATATAATTATCAACTATAACCCAAATAAAATGGAAGAAATCGAAAAAGCACTAGAACTATTGCGAAACAATGGATATTACACAGATGTTATGTGGCATATCCATGATATTAAATCCAGACATGATTGCGATAATGAAACCGCATATGAAATACTGGATGAAGCCCTTAACAATGAAGCCACATTTGAAAGAATATGGTTTGCCATTGCTATTGCCATTGAAGAAAATAAATCAAAAATCGAAACCCAAACAAAATGAGCTTATCTGTATCAGTATTTGCACAGCGACTGGCTTTCATAAATGCTCAGTCAGAAGAGGTTAAAAGTATCCTGAAACCTCGTATTGCAGACCGTGCCTTTTGGCAGTTTGCATCTCATAATGTAACTTCATCATCAAACAAAAACAAAAAGCGATGAAAACAATCAATTTAGTACTTGTTTACTTTTCGTGCATGATGGGATTCTTCTTTCTCTTAAGCATCCCAGGTGCATTGTGGTTCTCGTATTTAGATGTTATAACCAACACAAATTGGTTTATAGTCTATCTGCTGTTCTTTTCATGGTGGCTTCCAGTTCTTCCCTGTATAGAGTACTGGAATCGGAACAAAGCATACTTTGAAATGTATACCTGGTTTGCATGAGATGTAATCCTAAATGCTCGCGTTGGGGATGGACAACATGTAAATGTTACCTCAACACCCGCAGAGGAAGATTAAAAAGGAACAAAGAAGTAAGGGAGCTGTTTGTCTTTTGGCTGGCAGCTCCTCTTCTTTTGTCCTTTCTTCTTCTATTATGTGTCTTTTTTGTTACTGAAACCATTCAAAACTTATGAAAACCGAACAATTAAATAAATTGTTAAATACCGCTTGTGAAATTATTACTGCGTTGGAAGGTCATGCAGATTCAGAGTTACAAAAAGAGATTGATGCTTTTTTTGATGAAATCAATTACTCTGACAAGTTAGATGATGAGATGACCTTAATCCAATCTGCTAATGATGAAGTACAAGATTGGGATACATTTGGTAAGAAAAAAATATAAAATAAACTTATGAAAACCATGAGACTATTTTCCTTGTTCGACAACACTATTGAAGTCCTGTTTTACTGGAACGGCGTTGCCTGTGGTTGTGTAGCCGATAAACACACAATCTATCTTGTTATACCATTCTTTGAAATCATAATCACATACCGATGAAAGCAACTATTTCTTTTAATCTCGATAACCCCGATGATTTAAAGGCTCATCATCGTGTTATGAAAGCAACACATATGGCTATTATTCTATGGGAGATTCAGAACAATCTCGTTAAGAAACTTGAGTCAAAAGTGGAGCTTTGGGGTAATAAGTGTACATCAGAGTATTTAATTGATACTGTAAAAACAGAAATCAATACATTGTTTGATGAATATAATTTAACTTTAGACGACATAATTGATTAAAAGTGACGGCTGCCTTCAATGGCGACTGGTTAGGGGTTTAGGACCAGGCCGTTCTTTTTTCATTAAACCAGTAAATTATGCCAGATATCACAATGTGTCGCGGACAGGGTTGTCCTGTAAAAAACAGATGTAAAAGACATACTTCAAAGCCAGATGAGCATTATCAAGCTTACTTTGCAGAGTCTCCCTATAAAGACGGAGAGTGTAAATACTTCTGGAAAGACCCAAAGTTTGATGAAAAGATTCAAATTGATTTGTCACAAAAATTTGATTAATTGTGACAAAGCGGATAAAAATGTGCAGTAACCGCAGGGGACTTAAGCCCCACTGCACTCTTTTAGAAAACCAAAACCATTATTAAAATGATAGATAAAAGATAAGTAAAACTTGTAAAGTCAGGTGGCAGAATGTAAATGCAGGTTACAGTACTCCACAGAGCAGCACAATCCGGATTGTGGGAAGCCTAAGCTAACCAGCTCGTCTGAAAGTGGTAAGGGTTCAAATCCCTTCCTGACTACACGGTCCGTCTAATCAACGGATAGTTTAATCCTGAACGATGAGAAATGGTGTGATAACCATATGGGTCAGTTCACCCTGAGTGGGGCGATAAAGGGTACGGTTGACTGCCGTTAGAGTATCTAAAAAAGTCTATTCCTAACCCAGAAATGGGGACAGCCATGACACCTGCAAGTTGGATAAATTAGGGTGTTATTTTTAGTCAGGTGGCGTAATGAGGGATGGACCCCGAATCCAGAAATGGTTGCTTAACCGGTTCGATTCCGGCTCTGACTGCATGTGCGCGACATTCATGTCGTTAACATATCAGTATTATACTACTGATTTATATGATTCCTGTCAGCTTAAAACTGATATGTGAAATATAAAACCTAAGTCCCAATTATGTATCATAAAAGGGACAAAACAATCGCTTTTGAGTATTATATAACACCTTATAAACCTAAACTATGAAGAATTACAGATTTCACATTGAACGCAAGGTTACAGTTTGGATGAGAGAATATCATGAGTTTAAAGCTGATTCTTTGGAAGAAGCTAAAAAGCAAATGATTGAATTGTTTCGTAAAAACATATGGTACGATACAATTCTTGATGTAGAAACAGTCTACGATACCGAACAAGAACTAAAGCCTTCTCAAAATGATGGTCTTGCTACTGCAGAACTTTACTGCGATGAAGACCTGCCACTTCCAATTGCTACAAACACAGATAAGCTATGAAAGAAAAAGTAGAAGTTACTCCTGAAAAGATTACCCGCGTTGAGGTAATCAACCACGCCACTAACGATTATCCTGTTGGTAGGCTTTTGACTTTGTTGAAAGAGTTAAAAGACTTTGAAAGCATTCAAATTTCAATCCAGGACGGAGGAAGGACTCTGAAGTTATTTTTAGATTAAAGTAGTGAAAAACGATACCTTATGCAAAATATTACAGCAGTAGAATGGTTAATTACTCAATTAAAAGAAATGGAATATGATTTAAGACTAATTCCAAATACTATTAAAATAGCCAAAGCAATGGAGAAACAACAACTCATTGGCTTATTAGAATGGATGAACAAAGTAACCGCTGAAAGTCCAATGAGACTTGAAACAGATAATGAAGATATCGTTGAGCAATACCTTAAAACATTAAAGAAATGAAAGAAAACTTAAATAAAAACATTAGTAATGTAGTATTTGATATAACCGATAGATATTCGCTACGCCTTTTAACCATAGAAGAAAGAATAATCTTGTGTTTGCAAATAAGACCAGAATCTAAATTTTCTTTTAATGATGAAACAAACGAAAAATTAATGGACGATTGGAAAATCCCTAAATACATTATAATACAAAATAAATAAACTATGAAATCAATAGAAAAGAAGCACACACAACAAGTAGACTTTAGCAATCCAAATGCTGATAAAATAAAATCGGCTGTAACAAATACACCAATCATAAAGCTAACCGCAGTAGAATGGTTGATTGATTGGATGTGTATTAACCAATATTTCATTGGAAATGATTTGCTTAAAGCAGCTGAAAAAGCGAAAGAGATGGAGAAAAATCAAATTGTTGACGCTTTTGATATTGCTTGTGAGGATGAAAACAGAATCGGAATAGAATACTATAACGAAACCTTTAAAACAATGGAAGAACAACTGCGCATTTGGAAACATGAGTTGGGTCATGAAATGATTCAAATAGGTTCAAAGATTCAAGAACTTGAGAAATTTGTATTAAGTGACGATTTTGTAAAGATTCCTGCTGAACAGATGTCTTTTATTAATGCTCAAATAGCAATCATGAAAGCCTATCATCGTATTCTTACAGAAAGGAAAACATGGTTAAGCATTAATAAATAAGTTTTTTATATTATTTTGGTCAAAACAAAAAAACTATGAATCATTACATTCTTTACGGATTCTTTTTTATTCTTATTATTGCAGTAATTTCTCTTGCCTGGGCAAATGCTATCGAGAATATGCGAGACGAGCATCCAGATTATAAGGGAGAAGACATGTTTAACGAGAAAAAATAGAAAAAATGAAAGATTTCATCAAACAGTTGTTTAACGATGACAACAAGATTAACGAAAAGTCTGTTGTTGGTTTCCTTGCTTTTTCAATGATGGTAGTCACTTTACTTGCTGATATCGTAACCGGTATCCTAAGTAAAGAAATGCCAATTCATGAGTTTGTATTCGATGGTTTCCTAATCACCTGTCTGGGTGCGTTGGGAATTGCATCGGTTGACAAATGGATTAACAAAGACAAAACAACTGAGTGATGGATATTTCAAAACTCAAAGGACATGTTCCTGATGCTGTCCTGCCTATGATTCAGGCAGCTGTATCTAAATTTGAACTTAATACTCCTGTTAGACTTGCACATTTTCTTGCACAGTGCGGTCACGAATCTGGTGGATTCAAAGCAACCAGGGAAAACCTGAATTACTCTGCTGAAGGATTGACCAAGATATTCCCGAAGTACTTTCCAACTGTCCAAGTAGCAACGCCCTTTGCAAAGCAACCTGAAAAGATTGCTAACAAAGTATACGCTAACCGTATGGGCAATGGAGACGAGGCTTCCGGTGAAGGTTTTAAGTTCCGTGGTCGCGGATTTATTCAGCTTACAGGGAAAGATAACTACAAAGCATTGGGAGCTGCTATTCAGCAAGACCTGGTTGCAAATCCAGACCTTGTTGCAAGTCAGTTCCCAATGCTTTCTGCCGCATGGTTCTTCCATAAGAATGGATTGCACCGCATCGCAGACGAAGGAACTACTGATATTGTAGTTACTAAAATAACTAAAAGAGTTAACGGTGGAACTATTGGTCTTGCAGACCGTATAAAGCACTTCCGTGAATATCATTCAGTATTGTCCCCTGTAAATCCCCAATTAGTATGAATCCCAGAATCATTGATTTCCTAGGTTCTCTTATGGTAATCGGCATTGCCATCTCTATATTCTTTATGCTGATGAGCAAAGAGATGCCGCCTTCCAACCGAGAGCTTCTGATTTCATTTGTATCTGTTATGTTCGGAGCTATGGCTGGTTCAATCAAGAAACTTACTGGCGATGTATCAGAAGGTGATAGATTGAAAGACCTTGAGGCTAAGAATAGAGAATTACTTAAAAAGATTAAAGAGCTTGAAAAATGAATATGCGTGATTTTACTCTGCTTTTTGCAGCAGTTTTGCTTATACTTGTATTCATCGTCTTCCAATTTGACTATTACCTCAAATCGGAAGAGATGAAACTTATTCAACAGAATATCAAGTATGACTCAATCATCCTCCAAGAGCAAAGTGAACTCAAAAAGAAAGACAGCATTATCATCAAAGACGAACAGCTCATCAAAGGAAAGCTTAATAACCACGAAAAGCGAATCAAGAGAATCGAAGATTCGTTTTAAGACTTTCTCACTCCGAATACTTAAAGTCGGAGCTTCTACTATATACGAAATATCATGACCAGAGAAAACGATGTAATCAACTGGGCAGTTGAGCGAGGCTTAATTGTGCCCGAAAATGCAAAATCTCAGCTTCTTAAAACCCTTGAAGAACTGGGAGAAGTATCCAGAGCTTTGTTGAAAGACAAACAAGAAGACTTTGTTGATGGAGTAGGCGATGTACTTGTGACATTAATTATTCTGTGTAAAATCAAAGGCGTTAACCTTGACCAATGTCTTGAACAGGCCTGGAACGAAATCAAAAACAGAAAAGGTAAAACTGTTGATGGTACTTTTATCAAAGAAGAGTAATTGATTCTAAAGAGAAAAACAAAAACTCTTACTACAAAGGATAACGGTAGAAGTTCCGATGCAGTAAGCCCAAACTTTGTTTATGGTTGTTTAGGAGGATGTATGGAGTCTTATTGTTATGTCGGAAGATATAATAATGACAAGGTCTACATCAATGAAAATACAGAAGATATCCTGGAGTCAATACATTCTTGGGCAGAGCAAAAGCAATGGCCAAGAGTACCCACACAAACAGATGATAAATACTATGTCATCGAGATAGGATGTTCTACTGATGTTCCACTGCATCTTAAACATTATGACTGGCAAAAGGTATTTGATTTCTTTAATGAGTATTACAGAGTCAAATCTACATTTGCAACAAAGTATCCGTCCATGATGGTTCGTAAACTAAAAGACTACGAACTTGAGCCTGAGAAACATAGAATTCGTGTTTCACTAATGCCTCAAGTATACTCAGATATACTTGAACCAAACACTGAGTTAATTGAATCCAGGATATCTGCGATTCCATTTTTGCAGGAAAGTTTTGAAGTACATGTGAATTTCTCTCCTATTGTTTATCATGAAGGATGGCTTGAAGAATACGAAAAGCTATTCAAAATGATAAGTCATTTGGAGTTTAAATCAGAGTGTATCTTTTTAACTTACAATGATGTGCAGTATAAAAGAAATTCAGATATTGTTAACGAACTTTGTTGGAAGCCGACTATTCAAGAGTATAAAAACTCTAACTATGCGGATAATAACATTCGTTATAAATGGAATCTTAAAAATGATATGATATCTGAGTTTAAGAACCTGTACTCAAAGTATTTTAATTTATCTACAATAAGGTATATATTTTAGAATGAAAACTAAAACAAAAAAGTCATCCGACCCTGAAAAAATCAGCGAAAGTCATTGTATTCTTGTATTTAATGATGACATCAATCCTTTTAGTCATGTGATTGAGTGCTTTGTAAATATCTTGAAATACGATTATTCTCAAGCTGAACAGTGTGCAATAATTATCCATAATAATGGAAAATATGCTGTAAAACTTGGAGATTTTGAGTATTTAGAGCCATATTGTTACAGATTAGTAGACAAAGGACTTGACGCTGTTATAACCCAACGACCATGAAAATTGAAGCTGAATTTGTAGTTTACTCTATTGTTTTAAATGAGGAAGAATCTAAAATCTTTAATGATAAGTTGCCTTCAGAAAAAGATATAGAGCTTTTTATTGAAGTAATCTCAGAAAGACACTGTGATATAAAGGTTCACGATAACTATTATAATCAGATAATACTAACGGTTACTGTGGAATTTACAGGTGATAAAAACTATTCAGATATTAAATCGGAGATAAAAAGAATAGGAAAAGATTTGGTATCTTTCTTGAATGAATGAGCATCCTTTCAACTATCAGATTGAATACAAAAATCCAGAGTCAGGTCATGTATTTAATTACAAGACCTCATCTGAGTTTGATGTAGATAGGATTCTCTCACAAATCGTTAACGAGTCTGAGCAAAAAGGATTTCCTCTTTGGAAGACTAAGTTAAAGATTACCAAATTCAGAAGAGATTATTTGCAGTGTTTCATAACCGTTAATAATATGGACAAGTGCTTATTCTCTATGAAATTCCACTATAATTGATGAAATTAATTCAGATTAGAACAATCGAAGAGTTTAGTGATTTCGTTATAATAGCTTCTGCAAACAATGCTGAATGGGATGTAAAAGATTTCATGAGCAAAATCAACAATGCTATTGTAGGAACTCTAAAAGATGGACAGATGGTATCCTCTGATGTAATGGTAGCTTACTTTAAGCTTTACTCATTACTCAAAAACAAAGCCTCACGCGAAAGAATCCGGGCGTCTGCACTTGCAGTGAAAACATGGGTTCAAGAAAACAAATAACAATAGTCATGGATAACATCCACAACAAAGAAAACTGTTGGAGAACCAAAGACGGTGAGTACATTCCTTATTCGGAAATGTCTAATTCGCATCTGCGCAACGCTAAGCAATACGCGCAGGCCAAAGAAGAATACTTTTGGCACAAGATGGGCGAATATACCGACCTCATTGCAAAGATTGAGGAAGAAGCGGAACGCAGAGGTATTACTCTCAAAGACCGCAAGAGCAAATTCTACAAGAACGCTCAAGTTCTCAAAAAAGCAGTTTAACCTAACCAGCCATGTCGTGGGGGAAACCTCACGACTGGCTTCCTATTTATGAAAGTATGGGCTTTTGACATTGAGACAATTATTAATTGTTTCACTGTAACATTTATTGATGTTGATAATCAACATGACATCAGGCAGTTTGTAATCTGCGAGTTAGATGATTTTGAAACTAAATCTTTTAATAAGGGAGAAGATTTGAGAAGTTTTATGGAAACTATTACCAAAGAAGATTTACTTGTTGGTTACAATAGTTTAAACTTTGACTTACCCATACTCTCAAAAGTATTTACTTTATGTGGTGGATTTGAAGCTCACATACCCTGGATGGTCTACAAAGATGCGCAGAGTATTATTGTGGACAACGCCAAAATAGATGTCTTTGCCGAATGGAATTTGCGTTTAATTCCACATTTAGATTTATTCAAATTGCATCATTTTGATAATGAAGCAAAGAGAACTTCTCTGAAGTGGATTCAGTGTCATCTTAATATGGATAACATTGAAGAGATGCCCCATCCGCACGACAAACCTGTGAAGAAATTGTCAGACATAGAATCAATCTTGAGTTATAATGCCAATGATGTTAAAGCAACAGCTCAGCTTTATTTGCATAAAAAGACTCAGGACCTGATTGAACTTCGCCGCTGGGCAATCAACAAGTATTCACTTACAACAGGGTACAACACTTCAAATGCTCATATGGGTGAGTCAGTATTTCTTAAACAGTTGGGTTCTATACCACCTGCTGATAAGTCTACAAGAACAATATTTATCAAGGATATTATTATTCCTGATATTAAGTTTAAGAGTAGACCGTTTAATGATTTACTGAATTCTTACAAAGGGACAACTACATATACCAAAGGTAGTACTCCAGGTAGTCCAATATCAGGCATGGTAATATTTGATAACATGCGATATAAGTTTGGCTTTGGTGGTATTCATGCTGCCAGAGAACAGACTATCCATGAAGATATAGATAGCGTAGATGTAAAATCCTTTTATCCAAATCTTGCAATTCAGTTTGGTTTTAAACCAAAGCATGTTGGAGATAAGTTTACAAAAATCTATCAGAATCTTTATGAGGAGAGAATGGCTGCTAAAAACCCCGTTCATAATTCAGGTTTGAAGGAGTCGTTAAATTCTGTATTTGGTAAAAGTAATTCTGAGTTTAGTCCTTTGTATGACCCAGGGTTTACTTATTCAATTACCATCAATGGTCAATTGCTTATCGCAATGCTTTGTGAAGAGATTACTCTATCTAAAGCAGGTAGGATAATCATTGCAAATACTGATGGTATTGAGGTTTCTGTAACCAATCGTGCTTTGTTTGAAGAGATTGTACAACAATGGTCTGATAGATTTAAGATGCCGTTATCGTTCTCAAGGTATGAGAAACTAGTCATTCGAGATGTTAACAACTATATCGGTATTATAAATCATTCAGAATTTAAGTATAAACTCAAAGGTGCATATGAAGTAGAAAAAGACTTTCATAAAGACCCATCTGCTCAAATATGTGCAATTGCCGTTCGTAATTATTATTTGATGGATATTCCTATTGAAGACACAATTAATAATGTAGACTCAATTGATAAGTTTTTCTTATACAGAAGAGCAAAGACTGGGAAATTCAAAGGTATTCCCAAAGATGGTTCTGCTTTCTTTGACTTGCCTAAAACGCTAAGATACTTGGTTACAGATGAAGGTTTTGTGTTCTATCACATTACAGACGACTCTGAAATCAAAGTACATGCTGATGCTTATATCACTGTTTACAATAACAAAGATGTTATTGAAAGAGTTAACATTGATAGAGCCTGGTATATCAAGGAAGCAAAAAAGTTACTAATTCCAAAAACTTTAAGTTTATTTTAATGAGCAAACTTATTTTAAGAGAGAACAATGTTCTTCTCGATATCGATGGTGTTGAAAAAGTGATTGGACAGTTGTATGAAAAAACATTTGTTACACAGAGAAACTTGAAAAAGCATCTCATGCGCAAATGGAATGCTTATGGTATTAACCATAAGATAGTAGAATCTTCCAGAGTAGAAACTATTGTTATTATTGAAGATGGCAAAGCTTATCCTGCTGCTACAGTAGAACAGATAAAAGCCAACAGCAAGTTTCATACTGAGAAGGGATACGACAGTCAGTATTTCATACCAAGAGATTTTCTTAAATCATTATCGTAATGGCACATTCATATCATCACGCCCTTAGTTCTGCTAAAAAGCATGGTGGAATACCAGACGATTACATTGCTATCCATAATTGGTTTGATGAGACTAAATCTCATTTTGCCAATTTTAAGCATAGAGCTCTTCGTCACCATTCACTGGGCATATTTTGGGCAGAAGAAAAGTTTGGTTTAACTATCACAAATTCAGACGGTAAAGAAGTACCTGTTAGACTAATAGGCGAACAACATGTCATTGAAGATTGTGGTTTTATACCAACTGTTCAGGATTGGTTAAAGAATATACCATACGAACCCTGGCAAGTAAAAACTCAAAAAATTGAAAAGACATTATTATGAGCGAAATAAAAGATGTAACGGGAGAATCTGTAAATGATAACTATGTTAATTTATCAATGTGGATGATAGAAAAAAATCTAACATTTATTGATATTGAATATAGTGGTTATGGTGACAGTGGTGAGATTAACTTTTATTATGATAAGAAAGTTTTTCCAGATAATCTTCCAGAAAATATTGAAGTTATCTTAGAAAATATTCTTAATCAAATTGTTAATCCTAACTTCAACAATAGTGGTTCCAGAGGAGAAGCTAAGCTTTTTATTGAAGACGGAAAGCTTATGTTTGACTGTGACCATTCTGACATAATTGAAGATACAAGAGATACTAGTTACAACGAGACCTTGGTAGACACATCTATGTTATGAGTATAACCAGAGATGAGCGTCAACAAATCTTTATTGATAAATTTATCAAAGCCGGAGGTAAAGGTACTCTTGAAGCTGCAACTGCATTTGGTAAAACCAGAGTTGCGTTAAAGATTATTCAGTATCTTCGTCGTGAAATATCAGACCGTAAAGTAATAATTGTTGTTCCGCATGACTATCTCAAAAAGCAATGGGAAGGGCTCTTATCCGACTGGGGTGTTAACTCAAATTCCTCAGTTCATATCATTAACTCATACATCAAGTCCAAACACACAACTAGTCTACTCATACTCGACGAGTGTCACAGATTTGCCGCTGAAACTTTCTCTAAAGTTTTTGAACTAACTGACTACAAATTTATATTAGGACTAACAGCAATGATTAAACGCCTTGATAAAAGGCATCCAATCATTACTAAACATTGTCCTGTTATAGATAGAGTTACCCTGGAGGAAGCGAGGCTGTCTGGATTTATTGCTCCGTATGTAGAGTTTAATCTTGGTATTGAAATGAATGCTCAAGACGCTAAAGACTATTCTGATGCACAGGATTATTACAACTCTATCATGGGTGTATTTCAGTGGGACTTTGGAATGTTGCGTCGCGCAGCTGTTTCATTCAAACCATATTATACACCTACAGGATACAGGGGTTCTTTCTGTGAAGAGCTTGCGAGAAAGTATGGATGGAAGGGTAACACTGCAATGGAAGCTTTTAATCTGATGACAGCAGGTGCAAAAGATTTCTGGGGTGGTAATGCAACTCATCCATATCATCCACAAAAGTTATACATGAAAGCAATCACAGGAATGCGACTGATGCGTAAAATCAAAGATACTATTTATAAGTATCCTGCTAAGGTAGACGCAGCTGTTCAAGTTATCAATGCACTTCCTGATTTGAAAGCAATAACTTTTGCAGAGCTTACGGAGACAGCAGATGAGATGTCTGCTAAAACAGTTGATTCTGTTTCTTATCATTCTTCAATGAGTGTTATTGATGATAAAGGCAAGAAGCTTTCTAAGAAGAAAGCCAGAGACTACATCATTAATAAAGTAAACGAAGGAAAGATAAAAAGCATACACACTGCTAAAGCATTGGATGAAGGTGCTGACTTTCCAGAGATAGCTCTTGGGATTCGTATCAGTGGTAGTTCTTCACCTACTCAACAGACTCAAAGACGAGGTAGAGTGGTTAGGAAACACGCTGATAAACAAGCAGTTATGGTCAATATTTATCTAAAAAATACCAAGGAAGTCCAGTGGCTTTCAAAAGCCCAGGGACATGCTGAGGATATTATTTGGGTAGATAATGTTGAAGAAATTAAAAATTATATAAATGGAAAAGAATGACATAATTGGTTTTTGTCTAAAGTATGAACTCACAAAAGATGAGTTTTTTGCTTATGAAATAATATGTCGTAAAAATTCTGAAGCCTGTGATAACTGGATTAAAATTAACGGAGAAATTAATAAAGAAATTCTTTTATCATTATATAATAAAGGATTAATTATTGTTTCTTCAATTTCCAATCCAAGTTATTTAAGTTCTATTATTTCGGGAAAAGCTAAAAGTGAACAGTTAGACGACCTTGAAAGTATTAGTCATGAACTATGGAATAGCTATCCTGCCGCATTGCCTCTTGGAGATGGTGGAATGTTCATTGCCCGTAAAGGTCCTGATAAACAAGAAGTTCTGAAACTGTATTTGGAAAGGATAAATTTTAATCCTGAAAAACATAAGTTTGTTTTGGAACAATTGAAAAAGTATGTTAAACTTGTGCACGACCGGAAGATTAATGGCCATCGCATCCACGACTGGATATCCAACGAAATGTGGGATATCATACCCGAACTAGAGGCTGCTTCGAGGGGAGAATTTAAGACAGATATTTAATTTTAATTTATGAGAAAACGATTGATTAATGTTCTCTCACGGATGACTGTCCGTGATTTTGAATCAATGACTGAGTTTGAGAAAGCTCATGCATTGCTTCAAATGCTTGAGACTTCGGCAAAGCCGAAAGCCAAGCGAGTAAAGAAAGAAGAAGAGGAAGTAGTAGAAGTAGACGCATAATATGGCTGGAATATCCGAACGCGCGATTAACAAGATTCAAGAGAATCGTAACAAGAAACTCCTTGGAGGATATAATTCTATTCCGTTCGGACTAAAGCGTTTGGAACAATTTGTTCCAGGTATTCAAAAGCCAAATTATACAATACTTACTGCTAATAGTGGTGTAGGCAAAACCAAAGTAGCAAAGAACATGTTTGTATTTAGACCTTATGATTTTGTAAAACGAAATCCTGAGTCTAATATAAAATTTACTGTTCTTTATTTCTGTCTTGAAGAACCTGATGATGCATTCATGCAATCCTATATATGTTACAAACTATATAAGGAATATGGCCAACGCATCTCAATCAAAGAGCTCAGGTCACAACTAAAACCTGAAGACAAAACTGCGGTAATTGACGAAGTCACTTTAGAGAGAGTAAATAAAATGCTTCCTTCTCTCAAAGAGTTTGAGCATGATATTCATTTAATCAGAGATGTAGATAAACCTTACTCTATTTATAAGTATTGTACTGAGTTTCTGGAAGACAATTCAATAGGTGATTGGACACTGAGTCCTCGTAAGATATGGATGCCTGATGAGAAGAAGACGGTAACCAAAATTATGAGAGACAGATTTATATATAATCACCCCGACCACTATGTCTTAGTTGTAGTAGACCACATCGGTTTAATACACCCAGAGAAAGGACAAGATTTATGGGAAGCAATAAGAGTATTATCTTCAAGGTATCTTGTTAATCTGCGTAATATCTATGGCTGTTCTATACTAGTTCTGCAACAGCAATCCAGCGAGAAAGAAAAACAACAGTATACCTATAAAGGTGCGAGTATCGAGTCAAAACTCGAACCGTCTCTTGACGGCTTGGGCAACTGTAAGGAAACCCAGCGTGACGCTGATGAAGTATTTGGCGTCTTTGCCCCCGATAGATACGAGATTACTGAGCATCGCGGGTATGATATTACACAATTAAGAGATAACTATCGGAGTTTCAGCATCTTAAAATCTCGCGACGGCGAGGCAAATTTGAGGCTGGGACTTTTCTTTGACGGCGCAGTCAACTATATTGCAGAGATGAAGCCCGCTAAAGAGATGAATTCCGATGATTACAAGAATGTTCTCAAACGAGTAGGTAGGGCTTAAATAACCAAATTATGAGCAAAATTTTCATTCTGGCTCCAACCGGAATAGGTAAGTCGTCGTCGCTCCGTAATCTTGACCCCAAGACTACGGGCATTATTAACTGTGATAAGAAAGAGCTTCCGCTGAAAGGCTGGAGAGTCAACTACAAAACAGTTCGGGGTGAGGACAAAAGATTAGACTTTACAAAGTCTAATTATGTGGAGACTAATTCTCCAACAAATGTTTTGACAGTACTAAATGAGTGGGCTAATAACCCCAATATTAAAACGATAGTAATCGATACGATTACTCACATGATTACCGCGGATTACATGACCAACACCATCGGTAAGGATTTCAAAGCCTACCAAAAGATGGGTAAAAACTTCTATGACGTAATCCAATTTATCAACAGTAGTGAGAAGGATATTATCGTTATGGGTCACTTGGAAAGAAGAATCAACGAGACAGGCGATGTAGTGTATGACATGAAAACGCATGGCAAGATGATTTCTGACTTAGTGCCGGCATCTTATTTCACCTGCGTACTCGTAGGTGAGAAGAAGAAAAGGAAAGACGGAGAAGGTTTTGACTTCCTGTTCCGTACTCAAAGCGAAGGAGAAGACCCCGCAAAGTCTCCTGCTTACTTTGAGGAAGGGAATGTCGTAACCGCTCTTGATTTTCATGAGCCGAATGATGTTCAACTCATTCTTAGTAAACTGAAACGCTTTGAGTCCGAAGCGTAGTCCTATTTTTTAAACTTTTAAATGCTAAAGCAATGGCAGGAATTAATTTCAAAGGCGTAGAAGAAGCAAAAGACAAAGTATCTACCAAGCCTGGAACCATCGGCGTCTTTACAATCTCAGATGTAAAGTTCGACACTACCAAAAACAAAGGTACTTACTACATGGGAGTTACTTTCTCCCGCTCTGGTGACGAGTTTAGTCACAGCTTCTTTCTTAGCGAAAAGGCTCTTCCCCGCATAAAGACTCTTGTTAAACATGTGGCTGGAGTTGAGCTTGATTCTGAAGTTCTTGAGGAAAAACTTGTTGCTCTGTTGAAGGGCAAGCAAGTTGCTCTGAAAGTAACTGCAAGAATCGACGAAACCAATGGTCGTGCTTATGCTGATTTATCATTCGGCGGATTTTCCAAAGCTGCTGAAAATGTTGGAGACCTTATCTTTTCTTCTAAAGAAGAGGAACTCAACAACAAAGCTAAAGCAATCTATGCTTCTGCATCCGCAGGAGCAGATGCTCCGACTAAGTCAGTTACAGCGACAGCACCTGTTGAAGACGAAATCTTCTAGCAGTTATGCCTATCCGCTTCACACCTGACTTAAGTAAAGAGTATGTTCTCACTCGCATTAGTGAGGAGGAGATATTTGATAAATATGGAGTAAAGGTTGTTGAAGGGATGTTCCGCTCACCTCTGCGTGTAGACCGGCATCCGACATGCCGGTTCTACCGCAGTAGGAACGGGCGACTGATTCTCCATGACTTTGCTGGACATTTTCACGGTGATTGTTTTGATTTAGTTCAAAAACTCAAAACATGTAACTATCCACAAGCTCTAACAGATATCGCAAAGACATTTAATATTATTGAAGGTAAACCAAGAACACCTGTTCAATCAACTATTGTAATTGGTCCGAAGGCTGTATGTCAGTTAAGGATTAGTTCAATGGACTGGGATGAACAACATTTATCCTGGTGGGAAGATTATGGTGTTGATATTGACCTGTTAAAAAGATTTAATGTTGTGCCTGTTCGCCAGGTATGGCTGAATGAATCTTTGTATTACAACAGGGACTTTACCAAACAAAGTGAGGTTGTCTTTGCTTATCGTTTTGGCGGATACGATTACAAAATTTATTTCCCTCAGCGTTCAGAGCGTAGATTTCTGCACAACAATCCCGATATCTTACAGGGATGGTCTCAGCTACCAAGTAATGGTGATTTTGTAGTGATTACAAAAGCCATGAAAGATGTTATCTGTCTGCGTATGTTTGGCATACCAGCAGTAGCACCTATGGCAGAGACATCTGTTGTAACAGATAGTGTACTTGAGATTCTTAAAGAACAATTTGGGAAAGTCTTTGCACTATATGACAGGGATAAAGTCGGCAAAATAGCTCTTATTAATCTTCGCAAACGCGGCGTAACTCCTTTGTTAATGCCGAAAGAAACTACAAAAGACTTTGCTGATTTGTGTAAAAAAGATTTGCCATTGGCTAAAATCTTAGTAAAACAGTTTGTTGAAAAAATCTATTAAAATGACAACTGCTCTTTATGGAATGCTTCCCAGGTTAGTCACTGGGAAGACGGATGGCATTAATCGTATGCTTTCGGAAATAAAAGATTGGGATGAAAAGCAAATCAATGAACAGTTTGACAAAATACCTGAGCGGTATGTTGAATTGTACAATGAACCCTTCAGCTCATTCAACGGGCTATATTTATTTACAGAGTTAATTAAGTTTCTTCGTGAGCAACAGCTTGTAGGAAGAAATTCATATTACTCTAAAATTATTACTGAAGCTCAACAAAGAGTTATTCAGTTTCACAATTCTCAATTTAAAAATGATTCGAGTAGTAATACCAAATTACCTTCGTAGGGTAAAACTTTCTGAAGCTCGGAGACCAAAATATTATATTCATGGGGCAGAGTTGCCAGAGAAATATAATACCGACAGGTACTCTTGGAGACTCAGAGGTAAGATAAAATGTCTCTATGATAATAAAGAAGGACACTTTGTAGTTAAGAATGCAAAGAGTGCTTATAAGCCAACTTATCAGACAATTGCAGGCAATGAGATTTATGCAAGAATGCATGAACGCAAACGCATGTTGATTGTCCATTCTTTGAAAGACCATTTTAAAGAGCACATCTCAACTCAAATAGAATCTATACCTGAACATTTGTACCCACTCTCCATTTCAATGGAGTTACATGCACCATTTGGATACGCAGATTGGGATGTGGATAACTTGTGGATTTATCATAAGTGTTTTCTTGACTCTTTGAGAGACTTGAATCTTATCCCTGACGATAGTGTGCTACATGTTAGACAAGCTGGTCAGACAACACTTGTTCCAACCACGGATACTCCAACTATGATA